AATCGTCCCCTGTAGTGGGGTCTACGTCCCCTTTTGGAGGTAGGCGGCGAGGCGCTGGCCAGCGGTAAGCAGTTCCTGTTCGTTCACAATGTTGTAGCGATCGAACACGGCCCGCGTTTTGTGGCCCGTCAGGAGCATGGCGATCCGTTCGGGGACGCCCGCCCGAATCAAGTTGCGCGCCGCCGTGCGCCGACAATCGTGCAGCATCCGATGCGGCACGTGGGCCTTCCGGCAGGCATCGCGCAACGCCGTGCGCCACTGCCGCACGGGGACACCGTCGCGTCCGAATACCCGCCGGTCGCCGGGCCGACGGGCGCGCAGCCGGCGGTCGAGCACGGTACGCAGCGGTGTGGAGATCGGCAAGACGCGACCACTCCTGGTTTTCGATCGGCGAGGTGAGAGGCGAATCACGCCACCAGCCAAGTCGATCTCGTCCCACGTCATGTGGAGAATCTCGTTCCGCCGCCAGCCGGAGTAGTACGCAAAATCGAGCACGTCTTGATAGGACGCCGGGGCGTGCGCCCGCACCTTCAAATACTCGTCGTGTTCAAAGAACCCGTCACGCGGCGGATTCTCTTCCAGGCGCTTCGGAAAGAGCGGCATCCGCTCGAGCAGCCCGCGCCGGATGGCCAACTGCAACATCCGGCTGAGCGCGGACGTCTCTCGATTGATCGTGGCGGCTTCGGCGCCTTGTTTGCGTCGGTGCAATTGATAGCGGCGCACGGCGTCGGCCGTGATCGCCTCGGCCCTTTGGCCGCCGAAGACCTCCCTCAGATGTTCGACGCGCGGGCGAGCCGTATTCATGGTGCGGTACCGCTGCAAGACGTAGTCTTCGAGATAGGCGCGGGCCATCACGTCAAAGGTCAGCGGCGTGCCCTCGGGCATCGGGCTCAGATCCAACGGGGGATTCTTTTTTCCGCGCATCGTCGTGATCTCCGCCGGCCTTCGAGCGACCACGAGCTGCGGCCTCCCAGACCGGTGATCACACAGTCGCTCCATCTGGCCCCGGAAGTGAAGTCCGCCGTCGAAGGCGAACAGAGGGCGACGAGCGTCGGTCATGCCCTACCGCGCTCCACCGCACCTGGGTCAGATGCCGTCGGCAATCACCAGACCGCACTCAATAGCGGCCGCTTTCGCCAACGCACCAACAACTGACTTAATGCATCCACGTCGTCGTCGTGCGCGCCGTGGGGGAACACCCTGAACTGGTGGATGAAATCGTCCACCCACTCGCGTTCGGGCACGAGCGTGCCGTGAGGGCGTGGATTGGGGAGGTAGATGTTGCCGGCTTCGACTCGCGGCGCGATCGCCTGCGCGCGTGCCAGTTTCCCCCCTTCCGGGTGGACCGCGATGACGCCGGGCACCGTGTGTTTCAGCGTGTCGATGATGGCGGGCCCATTCGCCGCGTCTTCAATCAGAATCGACGCATGGGGATATTGTTTGGCGAGGGCTTGCACTTGACGGCAACTTTCCACGAAGCCCCATCGCCCCTTGACCCGATCGAGCAGGTAGATGTCGGCACCGTGCTGCACCGCGACGAGACCCACAACATAATCACTCCCAGCCTTGTCTTTGAATGACATGTCCCACGAAATCGCTATGCGATCGACCTCCGGGAGTTCGTTGAAGAACTTGAACCACTCAGGCTGAAAAATGAGACCACCCGCCGGCGCGGGTCGCTGCTGGTATTGACCCTCGAACGCGGCCGATCCGAGCAGTTGCCGTTGACGGATGAGCTCGGCGTGGTCTTCACGCGCGGGCCATAAGATGTCACCCGGCTCGCGCGTAAGGATCCGCCCCGAGCGCGGGAACACGACGGAGGTTCGCGTTTCGGCTTCCACGGGCAAGGAGACATGGACAAACCCGAGCTCTTGGCACAACGCGGACAGGTCACCTTCGTGCAGCCGCTGCATGACCACCACCATCGCTCCGCGCTTTTTGTCATCCAGCCGCGTGGACAGGGTCCGCCGAAAGTAGTCGAGGGCCGCCTCTCGTTGGACGTCGCTTTCGGCTTGGGTCGGATTGTGCGGATCATCCACGATAATCCGATCACCACCCTTGCCAGTGATGGATCCCCCAGTGGAGGTCGCGATCATGACCCCTTCTTGGGTGTTCTTGAACTCCCCTTTGACGTTCTGATCCGACGAGAGTTGGACGAGATGGCCCCACCGCGCCCGAAACCAATCGGATTGCAAGAGCGTCCGTCGGTCGACCGAGTGTTTGAGCGACAAGGCTTCGCTGTAACTCGTGAAGATGAAGCGGAGGCTGGGAGCGACGATCCACTCCCAGGTCGGCCACAGGACCGAGACTAGGAGCGATTTCATATACCGCGGAGGCACGTTTATCAGCAGATGCGTGATGTCGCCCGCCGTCACCGCCTCGAGGTACTCGGCGATCAGATCGATATGCCAGTTCGGAAGGAACGGTCGGGCCGGTTCGAGCACCGGCCACGCCTGTTCAAGGTAGGCACGGAAGGATCGTTCGGCTTGCCGCGTCAGGAGCGCGTCCTGCAGCGCCACGTGTCGTCGGAGTTGTTCAGCGGTGGTCATTAGAGGACTCCTCCGCGGGCTTGACGGGATGAGGACGTGCCGGCTCGGCCACCGTGAGGAGGCGGGTTTGTCTCGCGAGCTCATCGCGCAGCGCGTCTTCACTCATGCTGTCGTACGGATTGCGGGAGGCGCGGACGTCGAGTTGTTGCGGCGCGTCAAGTCCCCAGAGCTTGCGATGGTCGGCGAGCGTTTTGCGCGCTTCTTCGAGATAGCGGGGATCCCCATGTTGATTTTCCACGACGATTTCCGCGACGGTGGCGGCGGCCCCTCCGTGCCCGCCTTCGGATTTTCGCTGGCGCCGCCGTGTCGTCTCCGCCTTGCTCTGTTCCCACGCGCGCATTGCTTCCGCATAGAGATGCTCGAGCCGGAGGGTTTGCCGCGCTTTTTGTCGCTCACCCGCGACTGTGAAGTCGCGGAGCAGGCGGAGCTCCACTCGGGTGAGGATTTTGGAGACCGCCGCCTGGGTGATCCCAACATCCGCCGCAATTTGGTGCTGCGACCAGCCGAGGAGCGTCAGTTCCATCACACGCCGTTCGCGGGTCCGCAGCCGTGCGCGCGGTTCATGGCCACCTTGACCGCCGCGGCCGCGACGATGACGAGGACTGGGCTTCATAGGGCCCCCTTCGTTGTCGCCCGCGTGCGGCGGTGGCGCACGGCCTTCTCGCCAGTAAAGGCCTCCCACCGATTCACCGCTGCCTGAACGTACTGCGGGTCGATCTCCATCGCGTAGCACACGCGTTCGAGTTTCTGCGCCGCGATGATCGCCGTCCCACTGCCGACAAACGGGTCGTAAACCGCATCGCCGCTCACGGTGTGGTTGAGCATCGGGATCTCGAACAGCCGCACCGGTTTTTGCGTGCCATGTCCGGTGACGGCGTTGTCGGCGGTGCGCGTGCCGCCCAAGGCGTTGAGGTTGGCGACGTCCCAGACGGTCGTCTGCCGGCGGTCCCCCCGCCACTGCCCTGCCCCCCGGACGGCGTAGTACACGGGCTCATGGGCCCAGTGATAGTCGCCGCGACTGAGCGCGAAGTGCTGCTTGACCCAAATGATTTGGCTTCGAATCGTAAAGCCCGCCGATTCGAGGTGGCGCGCCACACTCGGGGCTTTCAGCGCGGCATGCCAGACATACGCGACTGAGCCCGGAAACAGTCGCCACGCCTGAGTCCAGTCAGCGCGATCATCATTCGGGACGCGACCGACCGCGGTGCGCTGCTGCGGGCGGACACGATGCCGCCAGGCGGGATCGTACGACACGCCGTAGGGGGGATCCGTCATCATCAGGACGGGGATGGCTCCACCGAGGAGCCGCGTGACGTCGCCGGCCGACGTCGCGTCGCCACAGAGCAGCCGATGGCGACCGAACTCGAACAGCTCACCGCGCATGATGTCGGTAGGACCCGGCTCGACGAAGGCGTTCTCATTGGTCAAGCCAGTCGTGGTGGCGGCGAGGAGCGCCGCGAATTCCGTCTCGGTCCAGAACGCGGAGAGATCGAGCCCCTCAGCTCGCAGCTGCTTGAGCTCGTCGAGGTCCCAGTCGAGGCCAAGTTCCCCTGTCCGGTTGTCGGCGACCGCTAGCGCGCGCGCCCGAGGATCCGTCGTGAGATCCAGATCGTCGCGTTGGACCGCAATGAGATGTCGGCCATCGGCCTTCACG